GATTTATGCTGCTGTTTTAGCATTGAATCTGTTGCCTACCAAGGCTTCTTGCTTGGCGAACCACTGCTTGGTGAACTGATCTGGGTCTTGACCCTTGCGCGGCGCATCGCCCACCCGTTTGACTTTTACTGTTACTGTTGCATTTTTTGCAATCTTTGGTGCTTTTACTTTTGCTACTTTAGCAACACGAGGCGCTTTTGTAGCAGTGATGCCTTGTGCATTGAGATAATCAATTGCAGCTTCTTTACCCATTGCAAACGGTAGCTCAATCATGCGAACATCTGTTGCACCCAACTTGGTTAACACTGCCGCACGATTTGCATCGTTAGCAAATTTGTAAACAGTTGCACCTTCAACAACACAAGTACCCGCAAAAGAAAAAAGTTTAGACATTTGTACGGCTCCTAATCAGTTACAATACATCTATTATACAAAAATGGGATTTTTTGGTCTATCTTTTTTTTGGTTGCTTTTTTGCAACGGATTTGGATGTTGCTAAATCTGCAATTTTTGTTGCATTTTTGAGCCGGTGAAACAAATCTGTTGCACGTTTAAACTCAAAATTTGGATGCTTATACATATAGTCAATTTTGCGCTCTAAAACTTGCAAAACTTCTAACAAGTCCATTTTTGTTGCAAAATCGCTATCCATTAGTATTTTGTTAATATCATGCTTGTCCAACATGTACTCTACCCATTTTGTTGTAGCAGGTATTTTGTAATATTGAACTATTGCTTTTTTGTTATTGCCGGTTGCATATTTTGTAACATATGTACGAGCTTGCATATATCCTCCTTTTACGAAGACTATGCATTGTATGCTAGAATGATTTGTTGGCCAACCAACTCTGGTTTTGAGATCCTGGTTGATAAGTATTTTTATGGGATACTACTACAGATATTGGGCTTGGGTGGCTGACATTGGATGCGACCCAGTGGATCTCATGCAAGATCTTGCTAGTTGGGGTTGTACAGTTGAATATGGGTCAGACAGCATAAACATCTGGATTCCAGAAAAAGAAAATATCCTACTGGTTCTAAAATATCCGGAGTTCAAACGCTATCCTATCTTTGATAGGTATTAGTTTACTTTCGATCTCGAGCTTTGACAGCATCTTTGAGCATGCCCTTGATCATCAGCAGCACTCTGTTTTTTTCTTTTTCGGTTAGATACTTAACCAGCACCAGCTTATCGTCATAACTTTTGGCGCCGTCTAAAAATTCAGCAGGAACAGTTAATTTTGATTTTGGCTTATTCTTTTTTAATTGTTTTTTTAAATCATCCTGATCCATGATTTTTCCTAGATATCCGATCTTACTTGTAACAATGCCAGCCAACGTTCTACATCTCCATGTAGGCTAGGCATATTTGCTTCTTTGCTGCCGAACATTTTTACTTCTTTCTTTTTTACATCAATATAATACGGGCTTGGAACTTTTTTGTCTAAAGTTTGCAGCAACTTTATATTTACATTAGGAAGGCGAATAGTCCAGTGCTGTATATCTAGGATTTTAGCAAACACCTGGAACCCTTGACTGCTCAAACGGTAGCCGCCATGCTTGGTTGGATTTTGCCACCATGTTAATTTTGCTGTTTTTAGGTCTACTTTGTGATCCGGGGGCAGTGCGTTTAAAACATTTTCAGTGAGTGTGTCACGCGGTGGTTTCATCGGGGTAGATTTTTTCACCCTGCGTGAGCAGCACAACACTGAATTTGTTGGTCTTGAACTGCTGGTTAAGTTTTTTGGCTAGATTTTTGGCATGCCCAGGATTGCTGAAACTACATTTTTTGTATTTTGGCCCAGGGAACTGCATCAACAGGTTGGTGGTTTTTAGATTGATTGGTTTGTTGTCGAAGAAAACCGCCCAGATCCCTTCGCTTGCTAATACCTGTTCTGATTTGTAAGTGGTTTTGTCTGTGAGTTCTAACAAAACTTCGGGTTTAGGTCTAGACAACTTCTTCTCCAAAATAGTTGTCTATATTTATCTACTTAAAACTGCCTCCGCCCAGCTCAACGGTTATAGTTGGTTCTTTGGCGTCTAGGATCTGTTGTTGTAGATCATCTAAACGCATCAGCAGTTTGGTAAGGTCCGAATGTATGTCTTTGGCTTCTTGTATTGACAGCACAAAGTCCCTAGAGCCTCTAGATTCTGCTGCTTTTATTCTATCAATTAGTTTGGTGATATGAATCATTGGGCTTCATCCTTGGTTTTAAAAGGTCCTCGATATTTGTATCTTTGTAGTGTGATCAGTTTTGGACTTTGTACTGCTTGCCATTTTTTGTTTTGGCAAACGTTATACCAACCAGCTGCAAACCAAGATTTGGATTTTTTGGTTTTTGTGAACAACGGTAAATGATGTTTTACTTCATAGATTGGATTGTATATTCTACAACCAGCAGGATAACCATACACATTGGTTTCTTTGGTATTGCCAGTGGTTACTTTAGCTGGGGATACAAAATCAATGCCCACACGCTGTTTGACCATGTTAATGGTTTTGTAGATCTGCACATCACTGTTGATCTTTACAGAAAATCCATTATTGGTTGCTTCTATATTTCCTACTTTTTGGTCACCTTGTCTAAGTATCCAATACTGGTTCTTTCTCACTGGCTTTGCTACTATTGTCATTTAGAACTCCTTTGTAAGTTTCATTGAGCCAGCGTCCGTATTGTTCTGCTGACTCTGAAATTTTTACCAAATCAAATTTACCACAAAATCTTATAAACCTTATGCCAACTTGACCAACGTCTTTGTGACTGATTTGTTCAACAATGGCTTGATCAACTTTGTTTTTTATTTCTTGCGGTTGTGCTTTAAGATCTATCAATGCTACGTTGCGATTATAATCATCCAACACTTTGTGTTCTTGACCTTCATGATCAGTCCAACGCTGTAGCATGAGATTGTTCCATGCATAACCTTTGCTTTTTCTATCTTCAAAAGCTTCAGTAAGACCAATTTTGTTTTTTGTGCCTTTGGTACGAACGCCTGGATAAGCAGAAAACACATTGTCACTGCTGTCGCCGCGCATGCATTTTTCAAACAACAACCATTCTGGATCTGGGATCACTTTTGGTTGCTTGGTTTTTTTATCAATCACCAAATTGTTCTTGCTGTCAAAGATACCTTCTAGGGTGATAAGTTCATCTGTGATACCATTGAATTGGTCTACGTTTTTGGCCAGCAATTGTACAAAGTCAGTGTCACTGCTCACAATGGTATGATGATCATTTGGATGCAACGCAATGAACCTAGCAATGATATCGTCAGCTTCTGCTTCGGGATGACGAATCACACTGCAATTTGTGTTGGTATTTAGAAACTTTGTGAAGTCATCGTAGGTCTGCCAAAACAGTCGATCTTCTTCTGCTTCAGACTCAGTGAGTGCGGCACGAGCCACTGCACGATTGGCCTTGTAAGGTTTGTAAAAGTCCTTGCGCCAACTGCGACCTTCCAACGCGAATACCACATGATCCGCTTCAAACTTCTTTGCAACTTTGTTAATTGCAGCCAAGGTTATATGCAGTGCGTATCCCACTTTTTCTTCTGGTGAGCTTGCACGAAATGCAACGTGTCTTGCACGGAAAAACATATTTGCCGTGTCAATCAAAACGTAGTTCATGTCAATCCTAGATGTTGTACTGATTGATGTATTGTAACACAAAATTGGCCCAAAAGCAATGGGCTTCGGCACCAAAATGATATGATTCGGGATTTACCGTTTCAAATCCATTTTGACGCAGAACCGAATCATAGGTTTGATCTTCTTCATACGGACCAATAAAACAGTTGCTCCAGTCGTACTTTAAATTAACATTGTTAAAGCATGAGTTACCGTTGAACATTAGATGTCGGATTTTTCTTTGTTTGAGATAGTTATGAAAATCCCAGATTTTTTCGTGCCATTGAGCAATGCATTGGTTCCAATCAATGTTTGCTATGAATTCTTTGTAGCGTTGTTGCAAGTGATCTGGCACATGATCAATGCCACTGGCGTTGACTTGATAGTAGGTTCCGTCATCTAACCATTCTTCACGTTCCCAGGTGCTCCACTGTAGTACCAACAAACTGTCTTTCAGTGTGCCCTCGTCTTGTTGATCAATCCAGTGCTGCGTGGTTCTAAGTATTCTTGAGTTAGAACTTGCGCTTTCTGCATCACACCAAAGCACAGCAAACCATGCATTGGCAATCTCACACCCATAACTTACACGTTCATTATACGGATGTGGCTTGCGTCCTAGACCCCAAAAGAATGGATCATCTTCAGCAAATGCGTATGGCACTGCTGCTTCTGCGGCGGCACTGTGACTATCACCGTTGACGTAAACTATCATTTAATACGGAATTCTGCAAAATTATCAATTACTGGTAGTTGTCTTACCAGAACTGGATCCTGTTCTTTATCAGGTTCGTCGCGTAACACTCTTTCTGTTTCAGCCATAGCCACTCTTCTCCTTAGGCTTGAACTTGAAAAACTATGGTCTCGCTTGTTGAAAATGATGTCAATACCACGAGCTTCGCACTCCCACTTGCCAGAAAACTCTCGACCATGATATTCGACGCCAAGTATTCTTACATCAATGGGCAGTATCAACAATAGATCAACTAGATCTTGTTCGGTGCTGTAGGTCACAACTTCATCTACATACCGACATGCAGCCAATTGAATCTGTCGTTCAACTATGCTTTGCACTGGTTTGTTTTTGGTATCAGGTCTATCAATTGTGGGATCAGTTTGTAACCCACAAATAAGATAATCACAGTGATTTTTAGCTTCACTAAGCATGGCAACATGTCCAGCATGCAGCATGTCAAAGGTAGAAAAAGTTATACCAATTTTTTTACCATCTGCTTTGAGTTTTTTAATGTGATTGAATATCATACCATTTATCTAAAAGAAAATTTGCAAATTTACGATGACCATTGACTGACAAATGTCCGGTGATTGGATTGGCATCCGGATCGTGTTCTTTTGCCCATCCTTGAATATAAACTTCATGTAAATCTAAAATGCGACGATCTAAACA